GCTACGCCTACGATGAGGATTAGTCGGGCTTTGATTTCTTCGTTGGTGAGTCTTTTTTCGGGGTTCATTGGCATCGCCTTTCGAATGTGCCGGTGGCTTTTGTGGTTTCGCAGTTTTCGCGGACTCGGTCAGCGCAGGCGGAAAGGCTAAGAACTAGGACTATCGGCAGTATGAGTTTGTGCATTTGCCTGTGCCTCTCTAATGTTTGCAGCTTCTTGTTCTGTGGCTTCGCGTGTTTCGCCGTCCACACTTATTAAAATTGGGTCGCTCATATTAGTTCCTGTATCCATAGACGCGAATAGTGCCACCTGTAATGGTGCCAGATGACGGGTATAGGTGAAAAGCGGTGTGTTGCGTAGTTGCTTCTTGTATGCCTGAAATCACAAAAGCGGCATCAGTTCGAGCAAATTGTGTGGAAAAAGTGCTGTGGGCTGCCAAATTAGGGCCTTGCACACCGAACACGCTCGAAGCGTTGTTGGTGTTCGTTCCGCCAACTTCCCAATAGCCCGGATTACTTTGTAAGAGGTTTAACACCGTTCCTGTGTAACCGCTAAAGAAACCGCCAAACTTGTAGTTTGTTGTCACTGGCGATGCGACAGTTCCAAAACGAAAGAAAAAGCCTGCGCCGTTAACGCTTGCGTCCACGTTGCTGTAAGAAATTACATAGTTGTCGTAGTCGGTACTAAACGCACCCGTAACGTCAACGGCAGAAACACCGTTACCGATGGTCTGTGTCTTGACTAGGTACAGCCCGAGAGCGTTCATATCCGCCGCCGTCAAAACATCCCCACTGACAAAATTTGGATAACTCATACTTTTACCTTACTTTCCTAATAACCAAGACGGTTTGAATTCAACACACCAAATTCGGCGCTGTTAAGAATAAACTGCGGATAAAACGACGGCGACGACAAACTGCACGACACCAACACATCATCCACTTGACCCGTAATTGTGTAACCCTCAACAATCGCCAAATACGTTGAACCACGAAACTTCACACGAACCTGCGAAATCGGATCACAAATAGCCATCGCATTATTTTTCTTTGTTGTCGTATTTTGTGCAGAAATTTTCAAGCTAATACGAGACGGCTGCCCGGACTGTTGGCTGTAAACACCCACAAGGAAAGACGCAAGGTTCGAAGCGTCATTAGTGTTACGGCTATACGACGGCACCGATATTGAATAATTGCCACTACCAGATGTTTGCTGCGCTAACCCCTCAGGGTTAACAATTACCTTGCTGGCATAGTTGTCAGCCAAACCAGCAAAATCTAAAGCCGTGTAAACAAGAGGGTTAGTGCCTGTGTTGTCATCAGAAGCGTCATACGTTGTGAGCTGTGTTTGCCAGCCACGCCCATACAAGGTGATGAAATTAGGCCCTGCTGGGCTTTGAGTTGTAAAACGAGCCTGCTCAGTAATTGCCAGCTGCGAAAGCACGTCAAGCCCGTTTTGGTTTGTAACGGTCTGAGCCGAAACAAGAGACTTAGTAGCAATAGCGACGGTTAAGCCAATGCCGTATTGGTTGGTGACATTAAAAATCGCTGTAGAAACAGGGTCACCGTCAGCCCACGAAGTTGACACGTCGCCACGACCAAGCAACGCAAACGTGTCTTCGATGTCGAGTTCCCATTCGTCATATGCACTTGTTACGCCGTAGATAATGCGAAGGTCAGCGACACGCCACGCAAACGCATACCCAAGTTCTCCAGTGCCAGCAGGACGAATAACAAGGATTGCGGTTTGCCCCACTGTAATTGTTGGCAACAGATCAGGTCGTCGACCGCTAATAACGCCAGTGCCAGCGCGCAACGGGTCACTAATCTTTGTGCGACCCTTTGTAAACGTAAATCCTTGGACGTTGCTAACGCTGTTGCCGTTTACGGTCAATTCGTAAGCAGGAACAGCCATTAGGCAACCTTTACTGGCAAAGGCCCATTTTGGCGATACCAGCGTGTTAAAGCGTCAACTACGGCTTGAGGATCTCCACCCTGCACATTGATGGTGACACCGCCTCCGCCACCCATACCGAACTCGCCCATACGGTCAAGAGGGATTACAGCCTCAGGGCCATTGCCCTCACCAATGAGTGCGAGGGTTGGAGAAGTGACGATGCCACCCTGCGCCAACATCGGAATGTTCGGCACATCAAAGCCCTTACCTCCAAGACCCGGCACGAAAGACGGGAACTTAAACGACAACTTGCCAATTGAGTTATTCCACAGCGTTGCAATGCCGTTAAAGATGGTCTTGTAAATATTAAGAATGGTTGTGAAATACGTCTTAAGAATGTTGAACCCAAACTTGATGCCCTCAAAGACTGCGTCAACGATGTTGCGGAAACCCTCAAACTTCTTATAAGCAACAACAAGTGCAGCTCCTAAAGCGACAATTCCGATCACAATCAAACTGACAGGGTTCAAAGACATCGCAAGGTTGACAGCCATAATCGATGCAGCAAGTACGCCAAAAGCAGCCCCGACAGCAATGATGATGCCCGGATGCTTAGCAGCCCAATCACCGAACTTTGTCAGGTATGGCAGTAGTTTCTCAATCGCTGGAAGTAGTGCAGCGCCGATGGACTCTTTGGTTTCATCAAAAGCAACACCAAGACGTTTGAACTGTCCTTGAGCCGTGTTTGCAGCCTCGGTTGCAGCACCGCCAGTGGTGTCAGCAATCAGTGACATGACGGTCTCAAAGTCAGCGCCGTCCTTAATCATCTGACGGTACTCAGGAGCTAATTTGCCTAACGCGGTGAGGTTGCCTCCCATCGCCTTCGCAATGGCATCTGTAACGGACGCTAAGGGCTTACCAGTCGAGGCAGCGATGTCCATGGCAGCGTTTGCGTACTGCTGAGCCTTCGTGACATCACCTGTTGCTTTGGCGAGTTTCGCCAGCACGGGTCTCAATTCTGTGTCGGTAACCCCGAGCAAAGTGCCTTGTGTGCTGATCCAATCCTCATTGGCTGCAATCTGTTGTTCAGTAGCGCCAGTAGCACGGCGCAAGTTATTCGCAAGCAGATCCTGTGCAGCAGCGTCCTCCATCGCACCCTTGGTGGCATCAAACAAAGCAGCACCCAAACCAGCCACAGCAGCGGTAGCAGGAATCAAAGCCTTCTTCAAAGCAAACTTTGTCTTCTCGCCAGCACCCTCAAGTTGTTTGAACTCTTGAATTGCCTTTTTGATTCCGTTGTTATCAAAGGACGAAACAATAGGGATAGAAAGCATTAGTTCTTCAACTCTCGGTTTACGCGCTGGACAATACTGATAGCAAACTTCTCCATCACAGCTGTGATCTCGTTGACCTTGCTGTAAACAACAGGGCCGATAATGCGAGTGCGACCCGGCTGAACAGGGCCGAGCGCATCACCCAACGGGTTGGAGTTCTTGCGTCCAGCAGTCTCAAAAATGGCTGTACCCGTGTCACGCTGGACAATGTTGATCGTCCCAAGAGAACGGCGGTCAGTGTTAAACACCACGTCCACGCCTTTGCGAGCCTTGTCGAGATTCCACGGAAACACCTTGCGTCCGTTTACAGCAGGGCCAGCCCACTGGCGGTTCATACCGGACAACGGAACAAAACGATACGCAGAACGCACAGCATCGGTAGCAGGCTGGGCAATAGCGCGAGCCTCGTTATTGAACTCCTTACGAAGCCCCGGCTCAATCTTGTTAAGAGATCGGATTGCTTCGTTAATGCCTAAAACACTGATGTCGTTACTTACGGGCACGGTTGCTCTCCTTTGCTCTCTTCTTCAGCACATCCAACATGGTGTGCAGCTCTTGTGTATCGAATGGGATTTGGTGAGGCCAAAACCCCGTCTCAACTGCTAACTCGCAGATGGTTCGGAGGTAAGAGCCTCTTGCGTAGGGTTTGCAGCGTCCTCGTTTACAACTTCTACTGACACCAGTTTCTTGATGTAGTCATCAAAGACCGCTGGCACGGTGATGCTGTTTTGCTTTGCGCCTTCAAAGGCGAGGAAAGCGAGGTGCTCCATTGCGACACCGGAGGCAAGGTCAGAAGCGCGAATTTTGAACTTGCGCTCCAGTGCCACAATAGAAAACAGGTTGGTGGTGACCTCGTAGGTGAGGCCGTCAGTCTGTTCGACTGCGAGTGTGATCTTCATGTTGTTTCTCCTGAAGGTTTACGGGTTTACGGTGCGGTTACGTCACGAACCCATGTGCCACCTGTAAAAGTGACCTCAACGGTGGCAAGTTCGCCCACGGTTGAGTTGATTGGGGTGAAGTCGCTGAGCATGCAGTTTGTGATGATGTACTCAGGGTTAGAGGCGGACTCTGTGGTGCCTGATGGCGAGATGGTCAGAACCGTTGTGCCTGTGCCCACGCAAGAAGCGAGGATTGCCTCGACCTCTGAAGCGCCATAGCTGAGAAACAAAGTCATTGAGACTTCGACGTTTTGAAGACCGCCAGTGAAGCGGTGTCCTGTGTCGCCGAAAGCGGTGGACTCAAGTGAGTCCTGACCAATCATGACGCTGACTGCGTTTGCCTGATCGCTGAGGTCTGTGGTGGTTGCGCCCTGCGTGATGTTAATCGTGGCATTGCTGAGGAATGTTGTTGTAGCCATGAGGGCTCCTTTTGGTTAGTTGCGCCGTACGGCTACGGCAACGGTTAAGTC